TACGAAGCGCAGACCCTGCCAGCCATGCGCGAGGCAGCCATGCAAGGCGAGAAGGCTTTGTCTGATGCGTTCATGGCTCTGCCCAAGTCAGCCCACAAGGCAGCCTTCTGGCAAGCCCAAGGCCCATCTCTCAAGAAGGCAGCCAAGACAGCAGACACACAAGGGGCAGCAGCATGAGAGTCATCACAGCAGACCAAGGCACCGACGAGTGGAAGCAGGCGCGTGTTGGCGTGCCATCCGGCTCCAAGTTCAGCGACATCATGGCCAAGGGTGGCGGGGCAACCCGAGCCACTTACCTTACGGCCTTGGCTTTGGAGCGAATCACCGGGGTGCGCGAAGAATTCAAGACCACATTTGCCATGGATCAGGGAACTGAGCGTGAGCCATTCGCCAGGCTGGCTTACGAGGCCAACACAGGCCATCTGGTCACCGAGATCGGTTTTTGCATGCACGACACACTGCAGGTCGGTGTCAGTCCTGACGGCCTGGTTGGCGATGTCGGCATGACCGAATACAAGTGCCCAATGCCAAAGACGCACCTGGAATATTTGCGCCTTGAGCCAGGCAAGTGCCCATCGGCTTACCGCTGGCAGGTGCAGGGCCAGCTCTGGGTGGCTGAGCGCGAGTGGTGCGACTTTGTGTCCTACAACCCAGACTTTCCAGAAAACGCGCAGATGGTCATTCGCCGGGTGCTGCGTGACGACAAGGCCATCAAGGAACTGGAGACCGAGGTGGTCAAGTTTCTGGAAGATATCGAGCGCGAGGTCGAGTTCATCAAGTCTTACAAGGACGCATCATGAACGGCCGCGACCTTCGAGACGCAGGCATCGCTCGCGTGTCCATTGGCCGCGAGGAATGGATCGCCAAGGCACGCGGCACTGCGATTGCCATCGCAAGGCGAGCTGGCCAAGTGACCATCAACGACGTCCGGAAGTTCATCGAGCTGCCGGACGACTATCACCCCAACACCTGGGGCGCGGTTCTGAGGGGTGACGCCTTCGAGCCGATCGGATTCTGTCAAGCAACCCACCCATCAGCCCACGCTCGGGTCGTTCGGGTCTACAAACTGAAGGAGCAAGCATGAAAGCAAACGGACTGGCACGCATCGGCAAAGACGCCGAGGTGCGATACACACCAGGCGGAGCAGCGGTGGCCAACGTCTCGCTGGCGTTCACCTACGGCAAGAAAGGCGACGATGGCAAGCGGCCAACGCAGTGGGTCGACGCCTCGCTGTGGGGCCCGCGGGTGGAATCGCTCGCGCCGTACCTGACCAAAGGCAAACAGATCGTGGCCTACCTGGAGGACGTGCACATTCAGACCTATACCAAAGGCGACGGCACGCAGGCCAGCAAGATGGCCGCACGCATCGCAGACCTGGAGTTTGTGGCCGGTGGTGAGCAGGCAGAGAGCCAGCCAAGACAACAGCCAAAGCCACAAGCAGCATCACAGTCGCAAGGCTCAGGCTTTGACGACATGAGCGACGATATCCCATTCTGATGGAGACAAAAATGGAAGAGCAACAACCAAAGCGACCACCGTTCAAGGTGTCCGGCTCGGCAGCGATCAAGCATCTGAATGTGCGCAAGGAAGGCCCGGACGATGACAAGATTCTGGCCGTCGACATCAAGATGGAGATCAAGAACATCGACAAGGCCTTGTGCGGCTACTTTGACGAGGCGCTGGAGGCGTTTTTGTGGCGAGGTGATACCGATGCACTGATCGTGCGGAATTTATGGCTGACGCCGGTTCAGTATGGCAACCTGGTGTCATCTGCAACAGCAGAGATCGAAGGCCAGACGTTTGTCGGCGCTGAGATCAAGAAGTTCAGCATCACGCCACGCGATGGTGGCGTCATTGCACTGACATGCAGCGTCACGATCTACCCGACCGCATCCGAAGTTTCCAGGCTTGCAAAGCTGGTGCAAGACGATGCGCACGTCCTTCTCGAAGGGCCGCCAGATCTCTTTGATTCAACCAACCAAACGGAGCAAAAATGAGCACACGCATCTACCTGGTCACCGACGTGGAGACCAACAAGCACCGCCTGATTCGCGCAGGCAACCAGGCCCAGGCCATCCGGCACGCCGCGCAGACGCGCTTCGACATCGAGGTGGCTGGCCAAGATGATCTGGTGAGCCTGCTGACCAGTGGCATTCCGGTCGAGCTGGCCGGCGGCCCTGCGACAGCCGATATGTTCGAGGACGCAAAGGAGGCAGCATGATCGAAGGACTCAATTACGCTGGAGCCATTCAAGGCGGAATTTCTCAACCAGAAGCGTTCCGTCAAAAAATGGAATACGAAACCCAAATGAAGCAGCATCTTGCGGCAGAGCAGAAAATCCAACATCGCGAGGGCCAACTGACACGACAACTTCAGCACCTCGAAAAAAACGTCAGCGCCTTATGCAGTGTCGTTGACGAGTTGAATACAAAACTGAGTCCGCTTACTGTTCCTGTCCCAGAGAAAGAGCAAGCTGGATATGCACATGACGGAACACCGAGCAGCGAGGTGGCCTCATTCCTTGAGCGCATGAATGGCCAGATATTGCTTGTGATTCGACGCATCAACAGCACAACCAGAGAGATTGACCTATGACCAGCAAGAACAAGACCCAATACGTGACCGTCCGCCTTCCAGATGAGATCATGGCCAAGCTCAAGGCCGAGGCAGAGCGCAACACGCGCAGCCTGTCCGCCCAGGTGCTGCATTACATTCGGCTGGAGCTGGACAAGGTGAAGTCATGAGGCGCGGCTGGCAATTCGACGTGGAGTGGTTCAAGCGTCGCTGGCCACTGTTCGCCGTCGGCATTGAGGACAACGAATTCATCCTGCGTTTGTGGGTGGTCGAGATCACTGTCTGGAGATACTGATGGACAAAAACAGGCACATGCTCATGGCGTATCTCAAGCCATCGAAAATGCACCTGGCCGTCTGCAAGGCCGCTGGCTGCGGGTGCCGTCCCGCGCTGGCGGTCTTTTTCGACCGAGTGGAAAAAACATTCAGCATTTTGGAGTTCAAGCCATGACCGAAGACGAGATGAACCTGGACTTGCTTGTTGGCGAACTGGAGCAGGAAAACCGCCTGCTACGGGCCAGAAATGAGCGCCTGATGGCAGAGGCCGAGGCGACCAATTTCGATCGCACAGCGGACTGGCTGAAGGCCTGCGGAAAGGAGAAGCTGAATCCTGCGCATCTGTCCGTCCAGATCGGCGTGCACTTCGAGGAAATCGTCGAGCTGCTGGAGTGCATCGAGACCGACTGCGTGGAGGACAACCACTCTCTGGAGTGCATTGCCGATGATCTGCGCCTGATCGCCACCAGCCTCAAGAAGGCCACCACCCAGGCCTTCATCAAAACCGGCAGGGAAGTGGCTGCGCTGGACGCCCTGTGCGACACCGAGGTGACCGGCAACGGCATCGCCTACCTGGCCGACTTCGACAAGAACGGAGCTGACAAGGAGGTGCTGGCCAGCAACGAGTCCAAGCTAGTGGACGGCAAGCCAGTGCTGATGCCAGGCGGCAAGATCGGCAAGGGTCCGAACTACAAAGCGCCAGAGCTGGAGAAGTTCGTGTGAAGCGCAAGTGGACAAAGCGGTACACCATGATGGACGAGCTGCTGGCCAGTCCGACCGAGCCTTTGCCACAGGCTTGGCGGACGAGCCAGCTCACCAAAATGTACGAAGGCCTGCACAACCTGGAGCAAGGCGACGATCCGCAGCCGGACGACTGGCGTCTGGTGTCGGACGCCGTGAACCTGGTCGAGACGCTGGTGGTGGAAATGAAGGTCTGCGAGGATGCAAACGGCCTGCTGATGGACGCCATCACAGCCTTGGCCAAGGCAGGCAAGCGTAGCAAGGCCGGGCAAAGCCTGCGCCTGGACGGTGAAGGCATCGTGGCCGTGCGCTCGATCCTGCGCGACTATGCCGAGCTGCTGGACGTGCTGCCAGCCAGGACGATGGTGCGCTGCCACCGGCTGACCGAGAAACGCATCCAGGACATGCTGGACGGCAAGCGCAGGCCGCATGATGTGGAAATCTGCGACTTATAGGGATAACCCCTACAAAATAATCTTGCATTGCTTGTGGGTGTTCGTGGTAAGATGTGGGCATCGCAACCAAGGAGAACAGCATGCAACTGAAACGCTATCAAGTAATTCTGGCCATCATCGCCCTGATCGCCGCCATGGGCTTTGTTGGCCAGGCAGACTTCGAGGACGAGCAGGCCCAGGCCGAGCAATACTGCGAGATGGTCAAACTCTGGAAGCAGACCAAGGGCCACGCAGGTTGGCCCGCGTACAACGGGGAAGGGGTGTGCAAATGAAAACCGAGACCAGCATCCACCGGGTGGCCAAGATCGAGATTGGCGAGCGCCGGTTCCACGCCAGCTCAACAAGCCCATTCTGGTGCCGCAGCATTACAGTGACCGACGAAGATGGCCACAGCCACACGCTGGAGCTTTACAGCCACAGCGAAGACGAAGACACAGCATTGAAGGTGACCTCATGACATACCTGGCCGAAATTGAAAGCACCGTCGCAGGCATCCCTTGCCTGATTGGCGTGACGGAGTTCAGCAGCGTGCGCGGCTCGTACAGCTACAACGCGCCCAGCGACATGGATTATTACGGGTACACCGAAAGCTGCTGGGAAGTGCTCGACCGACGTGGCCGACCTGCCGACTGGCTGGATCGCAAACTGACGGGAGCCGACCGCTGCCGCATCGAGCGCGAGATCGAGGAAGCCATGACCGAGGACTCATACTGATGGACGCGCTCGAACATTACGACCAGCTTTATGGTGATCTGGGCCTTGCACCAAACGACGCAGCCAAGTGGGTGTTTATCTCCGGCTGGAACAGCGCCATGCAGGAGGCCATGAAGCGTGTGCAGGCCATGCCGTTTGGCAATGACACCAAGGCCAGTTTTTCCATTTATTTTCAGCAGATGATGAAGGTCGATGCTGACGAGATCAAGGCAGGCATGCAATGACCAAAGACGAAGCACTCGACATGGCGCTGGAGTTTGTAGAGGCAAATCACTCTGGAGGGCCAGACGCGTTTGAACTGATCGCCGCCATCAAGCAAGCCCGTTCAGCACCTGTGCAGGAGCCTGTGGCGTGGACAGTTTCAGGGAAAATAACTGACTGGTCTAAAGACTTCAGCGCGTATCAAACAAAACATTACACACGGCCTGTTTACACCCCACCCGCAGCACAGCGGCAATGGGTTGGGCTGACGGATGAGGAGATTCAGGCAATCGCTTTCACGGCAGTGAGTGAGAATTGGGACTGGCTGAGGTTTGCCCGAGCCATCGAAGCCAAGCTGAGGAGCAAAAACACGCCATGAAAACCCAACACTGCGATCAGTGCAAGCACGCCACCATGAGAGCACTACCTAAGCCAACTCTGATTTGCGCCATGCTGCACAAGCCACGCTTTTACGCGCCTGTGTACTGGCTCAAGGATTCTTGGGGCTGGAAGCGCAAGTGTGAAGATTTTTTGGAGAAGTCATGAGCAACCCTTATCCAACGTACAAAACCAACCGAATTTTTACGGGAGCAACGATCATGAAAGACCCCTATGCAAGCGAAGAAGAGACTCTGGCACTGATGCGCAAAGACACGCGCACGGATTCCGAGAAAATCCTCGACCGCATGATGGATGAGCGAGGAGCCAATGAACAAGGAGCCGAACCTTATGTGGTGCTGCGCCAGATCGCGCTTGAGTTGCTGGATCAGCGAGCATGAGCAACGTCATCCCATTCAACGGCATCACCAAGCTCGACCTCAATCCGGACATCGTGCTGGAAAACACCAAGGGCAAGCTGGAAGGCTTTGTCATCTGTGGGTACGACAAAGATGGCCAGGAGTATTTCGCCAGCACCTATGCCGACGGTGGCGATGTGCTTTGGTTGCTGGAGCGCATGAAGCTGCGCCTGCTGACGGTAGAGGTGGGCGAACAATGACCCAATGCGACGACTGCAAACGCGATAGGCTGCCAGATGGTGGAATCAGGCTGACGCCGACCAGGTGGGTGTGCGCAAGGTGCTGGACGCTGATCCTACAAAGACGCAGCAGGTAAACAAAGATCAGCGCCTGCCAGCCCGTTGTCTTGCGCTGGTATCAGCCTGCCATTGATCGCGGCACTCAGGGCCGCAGAAGCGCCTGTCAGCGGACACAGGCTCTTCGCAGTAGTGGCACAGGCCAGTTGGCTCAAGTCGCTGGTGTGGCTGCCTGGCGGTGGTCAGGCAGGCCTCGCGCTCTTGTTCTTCTCGAATGGTGGCTTGGTCGGAAACGTCGGTCATAAAAAAGACCCGGCACAGAGGCTGGGCAAGGCTGCCGAAGCAGCAGGAGACAACCTGCTATCGCTTCATGGCTGCTGCAATGGATGGGGCCACCTTCTCGACGCTGCGGCCGACCACGTAGCCGCCCAGGCCAAACTCGACGATGCTCCAGAGCTTGAGGTATTCAGCCTCTTGCAGCCCAGGAGCAGCCCAGCCAAACCACCTGGCCACGATCAGGCCGACAAACACCAGCATGGTAAGTGGTCGCCAGTTGGCGGCCAGCCAGTGCGTGCTGGCTGCCTCGGTGTTGATGATCTTGGCCGCCGCTGATTCGATCTCGGCTTGGTGGCTCAGCAGCTGGCGCATGGCCTCTGCCTCTGCCTTAGCCTTCTCGGTCGGGTCAGGAAACAGGCTGCCAACGATCTGGCCGATGATCGGTGCCAGCGCCGGGACGAGTGCTTGGATCATTGGTACTCCCAGATCACATTGGACGGCAGGCCATGGCCACCCAGGCCAAGGTGCACGAAGTTCTTGGCAATGCCGATGCGGTGGAATCCGTGCTTGAGCGCCAGGCGGATCAAGTCGAATCGGTCGCTGCCAGATGTGCACGCAACGTCGCAGCACATGCCACGGGTATGCTCGCCATCAGAACGCAGCTTCATGGCCTCCACGGGGTGCGTTGGGTGCCTGTAGCCACTGGTGATGGTCATGGGCCGACCGTACTCGGTGCGCAAGGCCTGAAGGCGCTCCATGAAGTCAGGAAGCAT